TCAGTATGTGAGTAAACTATATTAGCTGGATCAACATACTCAACTTTTACACCTTCAGAAGTATTAAATGTTGTTTTACAAGCAGCAATACCTAAAACAGTTAAATCATATAATACTCTTTTTCTAGTTAAATCGTATTTGTTACCTTCAAGTAAAACATTTATAGCTTGCTCTTCAGCTATTTCTACAGCTTGCTTATAATTAAGAGACATGTGTAGATCAAGCTCTTCAGGTGTTTCTGGTAAATCATCTTGCTTATTTTCTCGCAAGTCCATATTAAGTTTTTGTTTAGCTATAGCATCAAAACCTTTAGCGTTAATATCATTTAATATAGACTCCATATACTTAGTTCTTTTCTCAACTCCAAAAGGATCTTGTGAATAAGCCTTTATAGCGTATTGTCTTTCTGATATACCATTAACAACTATATCTACAAACTTAGATATTATAGGTACAGGCTTCCAATCAAGGTTTAAGTAGCTTAAGTCACCGTTTATAGATAACTCATCTTTATATTTTTGAACTGATTGTTCACCTCTAGCATATAATCTTAACTTGTGAAAGTTATTATAATTATGATGGTATCTACTATTTTGATAACCTTGCCCTTCATTAAACCACTCTCTCTGTATAGCTTTAGCAACTTTCAAACCATACTCATACGTAGATTTTTCTGCATCGCTTACAACTTGGCTAGGAAAATTTTTATAATAACTCATATTATTTCTTAATTAATTTTGACATACTTCCAGTATTGTTATACTTAGCAATACTAATGTTTAGTTTTGATTTTTCTACTTTAACGTTTGGCGCATACAAATGTCTATTACATGCCATTATAGCTAAACCGCTACTTATAGAAGCATCAAATTTAGTTCTTCTATTTATATCAAACTTTGCCCAATCGTTTAATGTTTTGTTAAAATATATATTACCATAATTACCTTCATTAATATGACCAACATGGTTTTGTATATATGTCTCTATAGCAGCAGCGTGAGCTTGCTTTATATCTTCACTTGAATTAGGTATACCACCTATTTCTTTTTCTGCTGTAGATAATTTATTCCAAGATTTATCAGGGCGATTCATACTATAACCTCTATAACCTCTTCTTCGTAAATAGTATAATAATCTTGGTTTATTATTTTCTGCTAGTAATGGCATACCGTAAAATACTAAAGCCATTAAAACGTCTTCAAAAAATATATCAGCTGTTTGTGGTCTAGCTATATATTCTAAGAAAAAATGATTTGGTGGAGCATCTTCCATGCTAAACTTTGTTAAACCATGTAGTGCTCCATTAGAACCTCTTCCGTCTACAGTACCGCTAATATCGTAGCTGTCGCAGCCAAAAGCGCCCATATGATCGTTGCCAGGATATTTGATTCCATTTTTTATTATTATTTTATTTTGTAAATGTTCTTGTGGTATCCAGCTTATTTTAAATCTACCTTTTGGATCTGGATAAAATATTACATTTGTATCTTTTATTCCGTTTAACCATTGAAAGTTACCAGTAGAAATATTTGTGCTACCTACACCGTCATTATAATCTATTTGTTCGTATATTTTAACTAAGTTAAATATACTATTTTTTGCTTCATCTCTAAACGCGTGTTCTTCAGTTCTTGGAAATTGTCTGTAAAACTCGTTTAATGCGTCTTGATCGCTTTTCAAGCCATCAACTTCGTTTTGCCAATAGTCTATTATACCATAATCTATTAGTTGACCGTCGGGTCCGTATACATCATTATCTGGACTATTAAAGACTGGATGTCCGTATTCATCAATAAATCCTTCGTAGTTCCACTCCATAGG